GACACTCCCGAAGCACCTGCAGTCAACGTAATTGCATGTGTTGCACCAGCAAGGTTTACTACGGAGAATCGGAAACTTGAACCGACTCCTTCGTCTGTAAACGCTGCACCCAACTCTGCACCAGTTGGTGTTGTCAACGCACGACCCGTTGTTGGGGTCATGGTGTAAACCGTGTGCGCCGCATTGGCAAGAGTTGCTGCTGACTGTGTTGTTGCAGCATCAGTTGCTGCTACTACAGTTACTCGCTCTTCTTTTGCTGCCCATGCTTCGATGCGCTTACGGGTAAGAGCACCATCTGTGTCATTTGCTAATAGTGGCATTTCATTTTCTCCTTGTTAGTTAGTGGTCTTAGGCGGTCTTTGCCGTGAGTTTGCCCTGCTTCGCACGGTTGCGACAGGTCAAGTTGCCGTAGCACATGATGAGCGCATAGCGAGCATCGGTGTCTTCTGGCTTGATGAAGTCCGTCTGAGCGAACCACTTGTTGCTGTGACCGACCAAGGTGAGGTACTTCGTGTTAAGGAAGTAGAACACGCCAGCGGTGCAATGCACGTCGTACATTACAGGAGCAGCCTTGAACAACAGGTTCTGGAATCCAGCATCTGCGGTCTTGGTGTCGGTGTAACGTAGGTTTGGCTGAAGCAATGCTTCGTACTTCTCAAACAAAGTCTGAGTTGTCAACATCGTGTCCGGGTGGTCATTACCAACCGAAACGCTGTTGTAAGCGGTGCTCATTTGTGCAAGAGTCAACGCAGTTGCGGTGTTCTCTTCGTATGAACGCCAGAACTCGTTGCCTGAAGTTGCTGAGTTGATTCCACCAACGTTGTTGCCGGACTCAACCAAGTTGCCAAGGCCGTTCCAGTCTTTTCCGCTGTTGCCAGTTCCGTCAGCAAAGAACATCTGGTTGAACGATTCACGCATTGACTCTTCTGCCTGCATAATCTTGGCTTCGAGCAAGTTGATGATTTCTTGTTCACCGTTGTTCTTGGCTTCTTCAATACCGCTGATTGCGATGGATGCAGCGTACTGCTTCCAGTCGTATTCTGCGGCTGAGATTCCTTCTTGTGGAGTCAAAGCAAGTGAGTCATAACCGCTGTACGAAGCAACAGTTGAGTTCTGACCGTAAATGAGTGGTTCAACAATCTTCGTACCGCCGTTAAGCATACGAATGCGACCCTTGTCCATGAGTTGGTAGGTGAGTGGGCGTGCAGTGAACACGTTGTCTGTCAACTGGCTGCGGTAGTTCGCAAGCGTCGTTGAGAGCAACTGGTCAAAGTTACTATTGGCTGATGCCATGATGATTTCTCCTTAGTTAGAACGCTAAACGCTTAGTTGCCGTTTTGCGGCTTCAAATGCGTCTCGCAATGATTTAATGGGTTGTGCTGATACATCCGCACTTCCAGCCGAGGAAGTAGTTGAAGCAACAGATGCTTGACGCTTTGAGTCCGTAATCTGCTTGTTCTCATTTGCCCGCTTCTCACGAAGTTGACGAACAGTCAAAGCATCTTCGTACACCTTGTCAAACGCCGTTTGCTTGTACACCGCTTCCAAATCAGATGAGCCAATGGCTAAAGCCCTTGACACAACTTCATTGGCATCGAAGTCCGAGCCGTATCGTGTTTGCAGCGACTGTATTGTCCGCTCAAGTTCTGCCCTTGCTTTTTCTTGCTCAAAGGCTTGAACCCGACTTTCTAATTGTCGGTACTGTTTCTCAACTGGGTCCATGTACAATTCCTCTTCTTCAGAGGGTTGTTGTCCAACGCCGTAATGCTGTGAAAGCAGACTTAAAGTACCCTGTGGGTCGTTTTGCAAGGCTTCTTGCAAAGCGGCACCAAATTGCACTTGTCGCCGTTGCTCTCCGAGTTCCTGTGTCTTGCGGGTATAGTCCGCTTGACGCTGGTATCCAGAAAGCGCCTCTTTGAGTGGCACACTAATTTCCTCGCCGTTAACAGTTACAGAAACATACTTGTCTCCGTACTCATCAACAGGGAGCAAATCAATTTGTTCCTCGGTTAAGGCATCAACTACATCCGCAACTTCCTGTGATTGTCCCAGTTCTTCTGGGGTCACATCGGCTGTGATTTCATTGCTATTTATATCGCTCATTTTTTAGGAGTCCTTTTCGGGTTGCTCTATATGTTGGGATTTTTCGTTACATACCCTGAGGAGGCATGCCCCCGCCTTGTTGCATTTGTTGCATGAGTTGCATGAGAACCTCAGGTGGCAATCCTGCCAACTCTGGTGGTAATCCTGCTGGCGCTCCACCTTGCGGTGGTGCTCCCTGCATCATTGCTTCTGGCGGAGGTCCCTGTGGTGGCATACCCGGTGGCAGAGCGCCCTGAGGCGCTCCAGCCATCTCTGGTGGCATCGGAGGAGGTGCTGCGGTCACAAACGAAGCGGCGGTCTTGATGCCGAAACCGTATTGGAGAACATAAGTTGCCAACTTCGGCATGTCAATGATTCCAGCCGAAGCAAACGGTGCCATTGCATCAACAACCTGCAAAGCCATCTGACGACGGAATGATTCGTTGACTGGCTGGGTTGAGCCACCTTCTACTTCAAAATCAAAGTCACCCTGAATGTAGTCACGGTCAAAGTTTACCCAGATTGGTTGTGCATCTTTGCCAGCCACACGAACAGCACCTTCTGCTGTCATGTACTGCTGTGCAAGCATCACCAAGCGACGGGCGCATTCACCAATACCACGTTCAATGATTGCCAACTTGTCCGAAGAACGGGCGTTAGATGCATCTTGTGAAATTGCTGCTTCAGTTGCGGTACGACGAATCTCTGGCATTCCACCACGCTGGTATTCAGAAATACCTGATACACGGTCAATGTCTCCAGAAATAAGATTCGACTGGTTGTAGAACTCTGGTGGGCTGATTACCGCTGGCATTGGTGTAATCACACCACCAAGTGGTTCTTCAGAGATAACTGGAACCATCACGTTGTCTTCATCTGATTCCAACGCTGCACGACCATCAGCGTCAAAGGCTGATTCCTTGTACAACCACTTGCGTGAGAAACGCTTGCGATGGTTCATCATCTGTGTACGTGTTTGGTTGAGTTCCATTTGCAATGGTTCAATTGCTTCTAGTTCGCCCATTGGGTAGAAGTGCTCTGGCACTTCATAGTTGCGCAACATGACAAATGGATGTCCAAATGAGAATGGGATTGTTGTTGGGTTGACAAGGAACTTGTCACCACCGTCACAGAACACAGACATCTTGCCTGTTTCAATGTCGTAGTATTCCCAGATTTCCACATAAGCGTCATCTTCGTTTTCGCTACGGCGTGGTCTTACTGACCCACGCCAGTCATCAATTCCCCACTTGGAATAATGCGAAGGTGCTGCTTCATTTCGTGCAGCAGAGTTGTAACGCTTGTCTTTCTTTACATCTTTCAAAGGGCGACGTACTCGCTGAGCAATCCATCGCATGTCTTGCATAGATGTTGCATCAGCATCAACAAAAACATCAAATGGTGAAATGCGTTCAACAAATGGTCGGTCTTCGGTAATAATAAAGTCAGACTCGGTAATTGATTCTGGTGCTGCTGAGGCAAGTTCATCGGATGCTTCGTAATCCGAACCATCCTTTTCCACAAAACGATAACCAGTCTTCAAGAAACCATGACCAATAATGAGCATGTCTTTTACTGCTGTACGGAATTCTTTTTGGCACTCATAGTGTCTCCACCAGTAGTTAACTACGGCTTCGGTCACAACAGCACGAGGAGCATCTTCATACTTTCGAGCATTAACAGTAATCTTTGGATAGTTGACAGAAACGCTAGGTGAGATTACGTTGATAGTTGCAAAAGCAATGTTGACAAGCAAACGGTCTTCTTGAGTTTCGGTCTTAAAATGTTTTCCACGGTACATGTCAATCATTCGTGCCCAAAGGTCATCACAGCGTTCTTCACGCCTCCAACGCTTTGTTTGTTCAATCTTGTTTCTGTAACTTGTAATAATTTCCGAATTAGATTTCCGAGCCATTATTTGTCCTCTTGTCCTTCGTGCCAACCGATATGGTTGTCAAGTTTGCTACCAATTTTGTCAACCTTAGTTCCAATCATTTTGAGGAGGATTCGCCCCTCAGCATGTTGTTCCGTATTTTCTTTACGCAACTTCTGCAAAATGACAACGAGGGGTCCCGATATGATTGCGACAACAATCGGTACCCATACCACCTCCATCTCAAATCCAACGACTTCCGACAGGCTCGGCATTGATACCGGCTTCTTTGGCTACACGAACCTGCTCATCTGCACGTTCTTTTACGGTTGGACCATGGAAGTCTTCTTGCCCATAAGTGAAACCAAGACGGACTGACTTAATATGGCATTTGAAACAAATTGAACCACGACGGGGCAATTCATCTGATTCAAAAGTCGTCAAACACTCTAAACAGCGGAATTCTTTCATAACTATAGGCTTTAATCGTTACCCTCGGATATTAAATGCACCAATGGGTAAAGTTTTCTCCTGTTTCTCTTTGATTATGTGTTGCTCCCACCATCCTAAAGTGTTTTTAGGTGGTGCTGGGTCGTATCGGTATTCTGGCAACCAAACATACTTCAGCATCTGGTTGGCAATGGCTAAAGACATAACACGGTCGTCATGTGGGGAACCGTGCATCTTGCCATTGGCTTCACGCACAAATGAACGAAGTTCAGCAATAGTCTTAAAGTCGTACAGCAAAATAGCCTCATCACGGATTGCGGCATTCAACTCGTCAATTGCCAAAGGCTTAGAAACAGAAGTAGTTCTCCAACCCATTGTCTCACTTGCCACTGGGTTGCGGGCATTCATTTTGCGCTGGCGATAAGTGTTGCGATAACCAGCACGCTGAAGCCCTTTGATTGTCGTCAAACCGTGGTTGTTTGACTCAACCCCAATAAGAGCATGATTGTAGTAATAACCCAAAGCCCTAAGAACATCTTCGCCAAA